TCTCTATTAGCCACCCGCGTCGCATGCTTATCCCTATCAAAAGGCTTTTTAAATTTACTCAATAACGTTGTTACTGAAATTAACTTTTCGCCGGTTACTTTATGCGTATACGTATGTGTTTCTGGATTAAATATTATGTTCACTACTAATATTTTATTAGATAAATAAGAAAATCAAATAAATAAATGTATGGGTGTTAAAATTACAGGGCTGCCGGTGGGCGGCCAACTATCCGGGTTCGAGCTCTTTCCGTTTGTACAACAAGATACAACTAGGCAAACTGCTATAAGTAGTGTTTTTCCGGCAATAACGTCACAAGGTGACTCGAGATATTTCTGCGGCGCTAGTAGCAATACACAAGGTGGATTAACTATTACAGGAGGTGGTGGTGTAACTATTGATTTAGGTTTAAGCGCTACTAAAGATGTAACTTTTGGGTCAGTTACTTCGACTCGTGGATTGTCTTCTGTGACTGGAAATTTAGATTTAGTAAACGGGCAACTTTCTGCATTTAACGCAACAATAACAACTAACTTAACTGCAGTTAATATAACAGCTACTACTGAATTATCCGCAGGGCGTTCTGGTATAACTACTTCTGGAAATCTAAGCTCTAGTAGAAATATTAAAGGCGAAGGCACATTAACTATAGGCACAAGTCACACATCTACTGGAACGTTAGCATCTATAGGTGGTGGTACCTCACTTGGCGCGATCGGAGACCACACCTTCTTAGGTGGTGGGAGTGGTAGTTGTGCTTCTGGTGCATGTGGGTTTGTTGGAGGCGGGGTATCCAACGCCAATTCAGGAACGGCAATGGTCATTGGCGGTGGTTGCAGTAACTCCGGAAGTAGTGATTCGGGCTTTATAGGAGGTGGTAAATCCAACTCGATTACCGGGGGGTGCGTTGTCATCGGTGGTGGTGAATCAAATCTAGCTTGTGTAGTTTATTCAACTATTGCTGGTGGTTGTGGTAATGCTGCAGGTGGGACTTATTCAACTGTAGCAGGGGGTCAAGGTAATCGAGCTATAGGAAGTAAATCTGGTGTAGGTAGTGGCTGTTTGAACTGTGCATGCGCTGATCTTTCATTTATTGCGGGTGGTCAGCGGAATCATGTGAAAGCAGCACATGTATGCTCTGCAATAGTTGGGGGAACGCGGGTCACTTCTGTGAGCGCGTGTATGTTACATACACACACTTTATGGTTAAGTTCTGGGGCGTTGCCCACTAGTGATCCAGGTGTTCCGGGTGTTGTATGGAACAGCTGTGGTGACTTAAAAATATCTATCTAATATACCATTGATATTCTGAACATATCTACTACATACTAGTAGATATGTCAAATTCTAAACCAAAAACTTCAAATAAAAAATTTACAGTCTTTCACATTGAGGGTGGTATAGGAAAACATGTTGCAGCAACAGCGGCAATAAGTGCTTATAAAAAAAGCAACCCTTATAGAGATATTGTAATTGTGTGTGCGTGGCCTGAGGTGTTTTTAGGTAATGATGATGTGTCTAGAATTTACAGAATAGGACATGTTCCTTATTTTTATGAAGATTTTATCTATGATAAGGATGTTGAAGTTTTCGCTCACGACCCGTATAGACAGAGTTCGCATATTACTAAGAAAAAACATTTAGCGGCTACGTGGTGCGATATGATCGGAACGAAGTATAATGGGGAAAAGCCTAAAATACATTTTAATTTACGAGAAAAGGATTTAGTGGATCCGGAATTAGCCCAGGTCGAAAAAACTAAGCCTCTTCTTATTTTTCAACCCTTCGGAGGACCGGGGCAGGACCACCAGCCTCATAATTATTCTTGGGTAAGAGACATACACCCTAATATCGCACAACAACTAGTTAATGTTTTAAGTGAAAAATATATAATAATACACGTATGTTATAATTTTCATCCACAGCTAGAAAAAGTTATTAGATTTGAAAAAGAATGTTCGAAAAAGGAACTTTTCAATTTATTGCGGTTTTCGGACAAGAGGCTTCTTATTGACTCTGCTCTACAACATGCTGCTGCAGCGATGGAGTTGCCTTCCACAGTTGTATGGGTAGGTACTTCACCGGATACATTTGGTTACAAGCTTCATAATAATATATTACCTATAAAAAGCTTTCCAGCCGGGCATGTAGATAGCTATCTATATGATTATAATTTTACTGGGCAGGTTTACGAGTGCCCCTATAAGGATTTTGCCGAAATACACTCGGTAGAGAAGATCCTAAAAGACTTTTAACCTATTTCGTGAGGACCTAGTACGGTAATAACGCTACTAAGTGCATCAACTGTTGATGCCCATCCTGCTTCATTAGCTGTTACGATCGTAAAATTACCATCACCAGATAATGTACTAGCGGGAAAATGGATAGTAGTTATATTGTCAGAACCAACACTATAATAATCTTTATCTAATTTGTAACCACTTATAGTTGAGATACTAGTTGAGGCTGAGGTTATTTCTTGATAGTTAGTAAAGAATGTTTCTTGAATATTAGAAGAGAGGTACCAGCTATTATTAAAGTCAAATCTCTTACCATATAAGATGAAATTGTTCTCTATACTACTTAATACTGATGAATGACCTCTTAGTGGTTCAAATGTACCTGTGGTGGAATAAAATATATTTGTAAATGATGGAATTGCTGAAACTGCTATAAGCTCTGAGTAGCTTGTAGGTACATTTCGGGCGTATCCCGAAAGAGCAGCGTAGCCTTGCTGCTCGTAAGTTAAAAACTGTACCGGGTTATTTAAAGGATCATAAATTCTATTTTTTAAGCCCACGTTTATAAAGTTATTATTAACTTCGTAAATAGTACCTACCGTGTCTTTCTGTTCCGGAAACAGCCACCCTTTAATTGTAAATGAAGTGTCAATTACTACTCTAAATTTATCATTGTATGTTGTATCTGTAGGTGTGTTGTAGTTTAAGGTCCCATTCCATAAAACTTCAGACCTAATTTCTTGGTCATAATCAGCGCCGAAGATTTTTGGCACTTTCCACGATAATATAATATACGGGTTATTATAAGGAGCAAAATTAGAAATTATCTGATCAGCATCTTGCATATAACGTGTCATTATAGACATACTAACCTCTAAATTAACCGGGACCGGCATTAAAAATTTAGAAGACCCAGAAGGTGAATCTGTTATTGATGTTGGTATGTAAGTTGGTAATAATTTATTAAAAACTCTAGATTCATCCCGAGCTACGCTTTGTAAATTAACAGCTACAACAGGAAGTGTTAGGTTTTGTGCTCTATTAACTAAATCATACATTACTCTTTGCTTTGGAGCAAAGACATATCTTACATCTACATTTTGTTTAGGATTTCTGTCCTTATCATAACGGGAGATGACCACATCATCAAACGCAGCTATAAACTGAGTTAAAATATCCTTAATTTCAAAATGAAAAGCTCTATTCTTCATTCAACATATATATTTATTAACAAAACCGATCTAAAAAGTACTTCGGAAGCTTATACTTATTTTTAATGACACTTTCTACCACAGCAGCGTCTAAAATATACGTAGTACAGTGGTCTTTTTGTGATCTTACTCCTCTTCCACAAGCTTGAATAAGTGAACATAACATTTTATTTTCATACCACACAAAATCCCCTTTCATCATCTTTTCTATACGCTTATCTCTTGTAGGTAAGAAAGGAGCTTTAATGATTATCTGAAATCTTGCTAAATCATCTTTCAGGTCAACGCCGTGTGACAATGATGGTGAAATAAGAACTGTTGGCTCATCACTAGCCATATGCTGATCTAATATGTCTTCATTGCGAACGCCTGGCTCTCTTATTAAATAACGCTCTCCTAGAAGCTTACCAGCCATGTAAGAAGTAATATTATTATTTTGAGTGTGAATTATTCCTTTTTCATCTTTGTGAAAGTTGCAAATCTCTTCTACCTGCTTAGCTATCTTAGGTAGATTTTTGTCCATGTTGTAATAGTTCAACTTAACTTTTGTATTACAAAAAATAGGAGCATTATCTGGATTAAAAGACGACTCAGCTTCAACGTATTTAAATTCCTCTATACCCAAGTTCTTACAAAAATTTGAAGGGTCAATAATTGTAGCTGACATTAGAATTACCTTATCAGCATATTTGAACAAGTGATTAGAAAGCTTGTCAACCTTCAGAGGCATAAAAGTTATGCCTTTTGCATCTTTATCATAGATATACTCACTATCTTGCCAGCTATCAATAATAAGCGAAAGTTTAGAGTGGAGATTACTCAATCCTATAAGCTCGCTTTTCTTTTCAAGAAGATACTTTTTCCCCTTTGCTCCTGTTATAGCATCTTGTAACCAATCCATCTTTTCTTTTAACTCTAGAACCAACACATTAATCCATTTTATAACATTATCACCTTTTGTATAAATTGGTCTAATATGTATCTCCATTTTTTTAAGAAACTCGAAATTTACATTACATGAAAACTCTTTAACCAGCTGACCTTCTAATTCTGCCGCTTCGTCACAAATTAAATATTGTCTTTTCTTTAAATGAGTTGGTAGAGAAAAAAACATATTATAATTAAGCGTATTAAATGTTGAAACTAGTGCTTTATTTCTCTGCTCATAATAAGGGCAAACTCCTTTAGACCAGCATTCGTCCCTAAGCTTATGTATAAGCATACACGGGGCTACTTCAACATTAAAAGTATCATCAACTGCGCACATATAGTTTGATTTACCTTTTAATGCTTCTATATCTTCAAATAGATCTTTATATTGATCTTGTAGTGCTTTAGTAATAGTTAGAGCTGTACAGCCGAACGCCTTTTCATCATAACACTCACCTTCATGCGTATAACTACCGCCATGAGCTCTCTTAAATGCTAAATAGTTTATAACAATATCTCTAAACTCTTCTGTGCATTGATCAGCTACATTGCCTATAGTTTTAGAGATAAAAGATTTTCCAGATCCGGTAGGTGCGTTACATACCACAAATTTATGACCATCTGTAAATGCTTGATCTATATTTTTAAGCAGTTTTACTTGCTGCGGATTAGGATTATAATCTTTAGGGAAACTGCTTAATAGACCAGCGATCACGCCTTATTGTATATTCTTTTTATCTAATATCAAGAAATGTAGTAAGGTGTCATAAAGCTTTGACTTTGAACTGCTATCCATGCACTTTACAGATATAAAATTATGTTCAGGTAAGAAAGAACTTAACTCGTAGTTGAAAACTAATGATTCATCTCTTTCTTCAACCCTAAAAGGGTAAGGTAGCTCTAAATATTTTGTTTTGCCTTCATATTCTAGTGTTAAGAAAATATTATACTGCTTTATTTGGAAGAGCTTTAATTTACCCTTTTTGAAAAGTTTTTTATCTGTCCTTATTTCAAGATCGGATAAAAGTAAAGGTTTTAGCGTGTCTGTAACTTTTTCTAAATTAAAATTCATGAATTCATAAATGTAAATTTTTGTTCCTTGGACATAGGATAAATACTCTCATTAAAATAAGTCCAAAATTCTTCGTCGGCCGGCCATTGTTCTATTAAATTAACATCATTCATGCTTATATTCCTAAAGCTCTGCATTAATATGTCCCATACTACGATTAAATTTTCAGCGACTTCATTTAATTGAGGTGGTCCTTTTGGGGGAATGTAATTCAATGAGAGGCGGCCGTTAGTCGATGATAACAACTCATATGATTTGGTACATATCATTCGCCGTGTAGGGGGGAACCCTGGCTTAGGATCCCTTCTTACAAATCTAATATCTGCTACATTATTTTGTAAGATAGAATTAAGAGCTGCTCTTTGTACTATCATCTTTTTTTCTACAAATACCGAACATTCTCTCTTCGTTAAGGAATATACCTTTTCCTATTTTACCTTTCCCAGATATTGATACATTTGAAATGGTGACACCCATATTATTCGGGAAAATAACTATATCGCCTTCTTTTGCATATTTTGCATCAGGGCCTGCTAGGATAACTTTACCTTTACGCCAAGCTTTTGTAAGAGCGTTTGTTGGTATAACAATACCACCTCTTATTACCTCGTCGCCCTCGTCAGTTTCGTCAACATACTCAACTAACATAATATCGTCAAAAATAAAGTCGAGATCGTAGTCTTCAAGACCAAAATCTCCTTTATCCTTTTGAGTTAGGTCGATAAGACTTTTAGTTGGGGCCAAATTATCTATAGATGCCATTGCCATGACTCTATTTAGTTAGATATTGGCTTTAATCCAACCCTCTACAGTAATTGTGGGCTCCCAATCTAGTAGTTGCTTAGCTTTATCTATATCAGCTAACGTATCTTGAGATTCACCGCCTCGATCAGGTATAAAAACATAATCCTCGCTTACCATTTTAGCTATTTCTAGAATACTATTATTGGTTCCTGTACCTAGATTAATTACCTCGCCTACAGGTTTTTTATTAGTTAAATCTGCTGCTAAAATATTTCCTTTTACAATATCCCCTACATGTGTAAAATCACGTGTTCTTAATCCGTCACCTACTACAGTGAGATCTTCGTTATTATTTTTTTGTCTGATAAAGATTCCTATTACTGGTGCGTACTGCCCCTTAACTGGTTGACGTTCTCCATATACGTTAAAGTATCTAAATGTAACGGTCTCCAAATCGAAAAGATCTGTATACATCTTACATAATTTTTCGCCGGCAACTTTAGTTACTGAGTATGGGTTTAAACAGTCATCGGGCATGTCTTCTTTTAGAGGGATTTTGTTTAAAAGACCGTAGCTAGCAGATGTAGAGCTATATATGACCCGTTTAACTCCAGCTTCTTTAGAACATTGTAATACAGTACATGTACCAACTGTATTGCTTTGTGCTGCTAATATAGGATTATTTAACGTGGGTTGTATTCTCGATTCAGCAGCTAAATGAAAAACTACATCAACTGAATCATATAATTTACGCGTTTTTTCGTAATCACAAATATTATATTCATAATATTTTACCGCGTTTCTATATTTTGATTGTCTTGAAGGGGAATCGTTATAATAAAATTTTTCATTAGCTTCACTAATTAAGCTATCAATAACTATTATATCATCATATAGAGGAACTAATTTATCAACTAAGTTAGATCCAATAAAACCGCAACCTCCAGTAACTAGTGCTTTACTCATAGTCTTTTATATATTGTTTAAGTTCTCGTGCTGATATATTTTTATTTTTTGCTATTAATTCTAAATTTTCCTCTTCATCTTTTTCTTTTTTAATCTTTTTAATATAAGATATTTTTTTCCATTTTAGTCGAGGAATTAAGTAGTAATACATTCTATAAGTTCTCTGCTTATCTTCAAAAATAGTACTAAACCTATTTAAAGTTTCATTAGTAAAGAGTGACATGTTATCATTATAAAAAGATAACCATCTATTAAAAAGAAACGGCACAAACGCCTGTTCACCTTCTGGGTCTAGATAATCTGCATTATCTTTTTTAGCGTAAAATAATTTATTTTGTAATTGAAAGAAATTCATTACTGGTCTTTATAATTATACTGGGTTCTTTATTATTTCCAGTTTTTATATACATATAAAATCATCATTAAAAATATCAGTTGAGTCCGGACCACCTTTACCAAACCACATTTTTGGAAATATCTTATATTCGTGCTCCCCTAAAAACGCACCCCACCAACTAAACGTACTATTACTTCCAATTAAGTATCTTCCTTGTGTTAAGAGATATAAATCTTCTATTTCATTATTACCTTTAATATACATATAATTACTCTTAAATTCTTTTTCCAAAAAAGCAATATCATCAGTTACTATCAAATTTATAAACGGGGTACTTATTGACCCTTTAATTATATCTCGTGCATAAATATAATAACCCTCAGTCATGCATAAATGGTAATTACCATGAGTATAGTCTCCTCTTCTTACATGATTAATAATAATTTCATCTTTTATATCTCTTATCTGTTTGTCTATCTTTTCTCTGATGTCTTTAGGAAAATAAAATAAGCTTTTTATTTCTTTTTCGTATTTTTTAAAATATTTTATACTTTGAAAATAACCATGTAAGCAAATATCATCTATAGGCGGTATTTTCGTATATCTATGAGTAGGTTCATAATATATTTTTTCAAAGCTTACAGCTGTACTTTTAATATTTTTAAAAATATTATCTCTATATCTTTCAGGGTGGAAGTGAGCATGGTTAGCATGCATTTTATAATTAATGCACATCTCTGTTCCATTTTCTTTAGCTACTGCATATGCAGTAGCAATTTGAAACATATTATTACCTAACCCACCAATTAGCTGCGGAATTATCACTTCAACTTCTCAGCCCAATAGTCTATCATCTCGTCAATCATACTTTCAAAAGTATATTTTGGATGCCACCCCAAAGTTGACATGATCTTAGAACTATCCCCTTTTAAGTTCTCTAATTCTTCTGGTCTAAAATATTTGTTATCTTGTTTTACCAAATCAGTACTTAAATCAAGTTTTGAAAACGTATAATCAACTAAATCTCTTACAGAATGTGATGTACCGGTTGCACATACAAAATCATCAGGTTTATCATGTTGGAGTATTAGCCACATAGCTTCAACATAATCTTTTGCGTGACCCCAGTCTCTAGTAGCATCTAAATTACCAAGTACAAGTTCTTTTTTTAGGCCTTTTTTAATTTGAACTGCAGCTTTAATGACTTTCGATGTTACAAAATTGCTACCTCTTCTAGGTGATTCGTGATTAAAGAGAATTCCATTAGATATAAATAGGTCATATGACTTGCGATAATTTCTACATATATTATATGCAAAAACCTTAGCGCACCCATAAGGGGATGCCGGATTCAGTGGAGTTGTCTCTCTTTGGTACCCGTCATCATCAACACTGTTACCAAACATTTCTGATGAAGATGCTTGATATACTTTAATGGATGGATCTATAATCCTTACAGCTTCGAGCAAGTTTAACGTACCCAGGCCAGTGCTTAGTGATGTATAGATAGGTTGATCGAAGCTAATTCGAACATGCGACTGCGCAGCCAGGTTGTAAATTTCTGTTGGTTTGGATTTATGAACTGCATTGGTTAAAGAAGATTGATCACATAAATCTGCATAAATTAAATTGTCCTTAATTTCGTTATAAACATTATCCAATCTAGCGGTTTGATTTTCAGAAACTGAATTACGTTTAATGGTACCATAAACTTCGTATCCTTTATCTAATAAGAACTCGGCTAGATATGAACCGTCCTGACCGTTAATGCCTGTAATTAATGCTCTGTTTTCTCGCACTTGCATAATTTTTATTAAACCACTCTACTGTTTCTTCTAAACCTTCTCTTAACCCTGTAAATTTAAAATCAGGAAATAGTTCCTGTATTTTAGAATTATCAGTTGGCTTTCTATATTGACCATTGGGTTTATCTTTGTCCCAGACAACTTTACCTTCAAATTTAAAGATGTCTACCAACATATCAACAACTTCTTTAATAGAAACTTCACAACTAGTAGATAATATCACAGGCTCAGTTTCATTGTATTTATCGAGTAATTTTTCAGTTAATTTTGCAACATCTTTTGCAAAAATAAACTCTCTTAGTGGTTTTCCAGTACCCCAGACTTCAAAATCTCTATCAAAGTTTTTCGATATATACATTTTATGGATAAGCATAGGAATTACATGTCCATGCTCTAAGGAAAAGTTATCGCCCGGTCCGAAAATATTAGTTGGAATTACACAGAAATAATTTTTATCATACTGCTCGTTAATAGCTCTAATTTGAACTTCAGCCATTCTCTTAGCATAAGCATACCCAAAATTAGATTCATGCGGTGGTCCATCGTGTAAATATTGAGGTCTTATTGGATAGCTTACCTGGTTATGAGGAAAAATGCACGTAGTTAGAAAGCATACTAGCTTATCTACATTATAAAGCCGACTATTTTCAATAACATTTGCATTAATGCAAACATTTTCATAAAAATAATCAGATTTATATTTTATATTAGAGCCTAACCCACCTACTCTTGCCGCGGCATGTATGACTCGGTCGGGAGTATGGGTTTCAAACATCTCTTTTGTTTTTTCATTAGATATAAGATCATAATCTTTAGAAGATACTTTAATAAAATCTTCATTAAAATGGCTTCCTACCAACCCGTTTCCTCCTGTTACTAGTGTATTCATAAAATTATCTTTGTTGTAGCAATCCACTGATCTTTAGTCTCCATACTAAAAGCAGTTATTGCCGCATTCATAAATTTTTCAACTTGCTCGTCTGTAAGCTTTGAAGAATAAGCAAAGCCTGGTGCTTTTTTACCGGCATTAATATTAATCCCGGTGTGGCCAAGAGCCACGTCATCTTTACTATAGGCAATAGATACGCTTACTTTACCTCTATCGTATTTTCTATCGTCGCTTCCTATAAACGTATCGCTCACCATCACGTCATCACCATCCATGCTAATAGGCACTTGAATAAGCTGTCCTAAAAGAGATGCTAGAGTAGTATTAAAGAGACGTTGAAATGAGACAGACCCAAGAGGGCACATCCCGGGGATCTCCCAGCAAAAATTAATAGCATCATCTGAATGAATGAAAGCTTTAGCCAACGTATCTTCCAGATCAATAAGATTGTCGCTTACATACATAGGAGCTCTAAAAGCAACGATATTACCATACGGTGACACGTCTTTCCGAAAAAGTTTGTAAGCAAATCGATCATGAATTAAATCACCATTATATACCTGTTGATCAATAATCATATATGAATTTTATAAGCTAACATTAGTTAATCAACTATATTACAAAGCTCTATTTCTTCAAAAAAGTCCTCTAAGAAATAATCCATTTCTTTAAATTCTTTATTGATGTATATATCGTTAACATTTACGAAATTAATACTATAATCAAGTTCTTTATAAAGCGGAATCATTTCATGGGTAACTTGCTGTATCGGAATACATCCTAATGATAAAGCTTCATAAAATCTTAAATTTAAAAAATTTCCACACCCTAAAGGATTAAGAACGTATTTATATTCCGATAATATTTGCAAATATTCTTGATAAGTTAGCTTTCTATTCGTTACATTTATATCAATAGGAATTTTAGTTGGTCTATTACTAAGCTCATTTAATACTAATTGCCTTCTATAATACTGGCTACCTTCTACTTGACCTAAGAAAATTATTCGGTTCTTTTTTTCCTTTTTTTCAACTTTTAGTTTTTGATCTCTAGATAACAACCCATGCTTATTTAAAAGAGCACCTTTTATTTTACGATCTTCAATATCACCAAATAGTTGGGTTAGATTATTGATAGTTTCTAACTTTTTTTGGTGGTCTTCATTCCAAGGAAATTGACTACTATATACCTTTTCTATATTGAGAACTAGAACTTTTAAATTTAGTTTATTAATTTCATCGATGAATTGTGTATTTTTCCAAACATCTACATGTGGAATAAGATGTTCATCAACTATAATTAATAGATTAATTTCTTGTAATTGTTCAGGTGAAGTTATATCTAAAAGGGCGCTATCTTTAAAATAATTTTTTAAAGCTTTTCTATAGTTATCGAAATTAATATGACCTATGTCTTCTATGTTATCATGACATAATATGCCTATTTTTGCAAAAGTGCCCATGTTATTACTGGATTTTCAATTTCATTTAACCCAGGGTTTCTTAGTTGTCTATAATCACTCCAACCTGGGTTTCTGGTCCAGAGTTTTACTAAATATTCTTCATTACCCCATTGACCTATTTCTCTTATTTTATATCCGTTCTCTTCTGCTAAAGCAGCTAATCCCATTGGAGTGAAGCCTGTATAAAAATGAAAAGGTTCGCTATGCGGAGCGTTACACGCCGGGACGTTAATAAATAAATAACCTTCAGGAGCTAAATGTTTTTTAATGCTTGCTAAGCATTTACTTGGATTATATACATGCTCAAGCGTTTGAGAAAGTATACAAAAATCAAAATCTTTATGGCTTAGCTGTAAATTATGTAAATCGTATTTTTCAGTGCTGTCTTCGTAATTAACGTTAAGGTAACTCTTATACAACCCTTTTAAATATTCTAACTCCGGATCCTCTTCACCATTAAAAATAAGTAATTTATCAATCTGAAAGTTGTATTTTTCTATATATGTCTCAAACTCTAGTAATGATATAATACGTGGAAAATCTTTATCTTCCCATCTCCAGTTTTTATTATTCTTCTCAATTGGAAGGGGTATATATCTATGCTTGTACTCATCTGTATAGTTTATCTTAACAAACTTTTCATAAAGCTCTTCGATTTTTTCATGACTTAGTTGCATATTATATAGTATATATGTTATTGTTGTAAAATTTCTATATCTTCTTTTGTTAAGACATAGGATCCGAGCTTTGTAACAGCATACCCTGCAAATTTATTAGCTATTTCTATAGATTGTTCTATATTTTTATTTTTAGTATATCCAAAAACCAATGAAGCTAAGAAAATATCTCCAGCTCCACATACATCATACACATCTACTTTTTTTGTTTTAAACACTTTACCGTTATAAGATGCTCCACCGTCTCCTAATGTTACAATTAGCTCACTACACCTAGTAATATTTTTTATATTTTGTGATTCAAATTTATTTATTTTAATAAAGCTGTTTTTAAAACACGATAAATCGGGTTTTTTTGAATCAACAAATACAGGTTTATCTTTATACAAGCTACATAACTGCACTGCAACATCATCTGTTATAAATCCTTTATCATAATCGCTTATAACAAGTATATCGTAATCATCTTCTATTTCTCCTATATTAAATTTCTTTACCTCCATCTCGCTTACATCATAACGCAGAAGTTGTTGTTTATATGTTAGATCTACAAGTCTATGCTTTTGTATATTTCCGTTACCTTTAAAATGCGTTACATCTAAGCCAAAGTTCTTTAAATTTAAAAATACATTAGAGCTCATCCCAGCTCTAACTTCAGAATATTCTTCATCTAATATTGGGACCGGCGCTTCATGATTTAACCTTCTGCACCTACCAAAATGATATATATCATGACATGTATCGCCTACTAGTAATATTTTCATGCTTTTGATTTAATTTTAGATATTATATCTGAGCTTGCATATTCACCAACGCGAGGAAGAAATCTAACTTCTTTAGCAATGTCAGCGCCTATTACCTCTTTTTCTCTCCAATCGTCTCCTAACACAATAATATCTGGCGTGTATAAAGCTATTAACCCAGCTAGCTCTTTTGCAGTATTGAATACAATAACTATATCAATATATTTTATAGCTTCTAAAATTGCTTTTCTTGATTCTAAGGAGTTGATGGGTCTATCTGCTCCTTTATCCTTTTTAATTTTTTCATCACTATCTATAGCCACCACGAGCTTGTCGCCTAGCGATTTAGCTACTTTAAACAACTCTATATGGCCTGGATGTAAAACATCAAATGTACCGTTACACCAAATTGTCTTCATGGTTAATAATACTAGTCTCCTCTTTTAACACGGTAACTGTCTTCCTCAAAATGCTGAGTTGAAAATTCAAACATTTCGGTATCTTCAAGAGCTAGCATTTGATGAACTAATAGCGGGGGTACATAAAAATTATCTCCAGGTTCTAGTATAGTTTCATCGCATTTTAAAATATCATGATTTAGTCCATACCTAACCTTCAGCTTACCTTTACGTATATAAAATACTTCATCTTTTAGCTTATGATAGTGCCATGAGCATTTTTTATCTTTTGCAAGCCAAAGTATCTTACCGCAATATTCCTTTTTATTGACAATCCACTTCTCGTATCCCCATCCCTTAGGTACAAATTTAATCTCTGAAAAATTCTTCATCTTTTATTGCTTTATCATCTATATACAAATCACCGGCTGGTTTACCCATAAAAAGTCTAT